ACGCCGACACAGCCATAGCGATGGAGACGATCTGCGACGACCTCGACGTCCACTACGAGCGCCTCGACGTGCCCGAGCACCGCCACGACTACGCGCTGAACGTCGCGGCCGAGCGCCTCCTGTCGAGGGACTCCTCCCACCTCGGGTTCCTCGACCACGACGTCTTCCCCACCACGACCACGTCTCTGATGGCGGAGCTCGACGGTGCCGGCTTCTACGGCGTCGGCCAGAGGCACGCGCCGACCGACGCTCTCTACATCTGGCCCGGGTTCTTCTTCATGTCACGGGCGTGGCTCGACTCGAAGAAGCCGCGCACCCTCGACTTCTCAGGCATCCGGTGCGCCGACAAGGCCGACGACGGCGACTGCGGCAGCATGAACGCCGCGCTCTTCTCCGACGAGGACTGGCGCAACGTGTTCGGCATGAAGCACGGGTACGGCATGGTGCGTCCGCCCGACAACTTCGGTCTCCAGTCGTACGGCTACGAGGTGCTCGGCGACTGGGTGCACCTCTCGAACGGATCCGGCTGGATGAAGATCCCGAAGCCCCTCGAGCGGGAGACGCTGACCCGGAACATGGTGAGCGCGCTGTGACGCCGACGACGCAGGTACTCGAGTCCGCGGCTATGCGCGCCGTCATCGCCGAGCGCGACGCGGCGCTGCGAGACCACGACGGAGTGACCGTCGTCATACCGTGCTTCAACCAGAGCCACTACCTCGACGCCGCGCTCGACAGCGTTCTGGAGCAGACCACGCCGGCGCTCGAGGTCATCGTCGTCGACGACGGATCCACCGAGAGGCCGACGTTCATCCAGGAGCAGACGCTGGCGCGCAACGCGGCGGAGGGCGCGCGCGGAACGCACTTCCGCTACGTGCGGGTCACGAACCGCCACCTGGCAGCGGCGCGCAACACCGGCCTGATGCTCGCCAAGGGCGTGGCGTTCCTCCCGCTAGACGCCGACGACACGATCGAGCCGACATTCATCGAGAAGACCCTGCCGATGCTCGAGTTCAACGACGTCGTATGCGTCGGACTGCGCGAGCACGGGGCGCGAGACGGCATCTACTTACCCGGCTACGACATGCCGCTCGAGGAAGTCACGGAGAGCCACCAGTGGGTGATGAACCGGCTCTTCTACTGCTGCCTCTTCCGCACCGAGCTGCTCCGAAGCTGCGGCGGCTACAACCCGCGGATGATGTACGGATGGGAGGACTACGACCTCCACATCGACCTGATGCGGCGCGGCTCGCGCTACGCGGCGGTGAACGAGTACCTCTTCAACTACAGGACGTCGAACGACGGGATGATGGCCGTCGCCGCGCGCGACCATCGCGAGTGGAACATGACCGAAATGCGTCGTCACCATCTCGGATAGCCGATAGTCTCCGGTCCGATGCCTGAGCTCGACGACATCATCATCGTCTCGAAGAACGGGCACGTAGAGACCCCTGACGGAGTCGACCCGCGCAAGTGGTACCCCGAGTTCGGACGGGTCGAGAAGTACGCCAGCAGCCAGTACGGCACGTCGGGAAGAGTCAGCACGGCCGGCGGACTGTACGACGAGACCGGTCGCACCGGCCTGCGCCACTGGGGCGGCTTCATCTTCGAGGAGTGGCTGCGCGAGCTCCAGACCGGAAAGCGCGCCGCCGAGGTGTACCGGGAGATGGCCGACAGCGATCCCGTCATCGGCGCGATCCTCTACGTGATCGAGATGCTGTCCCGCCGCGTCGACTGGTGGATGGAGCCAGCGTCGACGAAGCCGCAAGACCAGCAGAACGCCGCGTTCGCGTGGTCGGTCTACACCGACACGTACCACTCGTTCGACGACATGATCGGCGAGATCCTCTCGTTCCTCCAGTACGGCTGGTCGTACTTCGAGACGGTCTACAAGCGCCGCATGGGTCCCTCGGGCGACCCTCGGCGCAAGTCGAAGTACACCGACGGCAAGATCGGGCTGCGAAAGCTCGGCATCCGGTCGCAGGACTCGCTGTGGAAGTGGGTCTTCGACGACGACGGCGAGATGATCGGCATGATCCAGAACCCGCCGCCGGACTACCAGATCCGCTACATCCCGTACGAGAAGGCCGTCAACTTCCGCACGAAGCCGGTCAAGGACAACCCCGAGGGACGCAGCGTCCTGCGGAACGCCTACCGGCCCTGGTACTTCCTGAAGAACCTCCAGAACATCGAGGGCATCGGCGTCGAGCGAGACCTCGCCGGACTGCCGGTGCTGCAGCCGCCGGAGGGCGTAGACATCTGGAACAACGAAGACCCCGTCATGGCCGGAGTGCGGCTGGCCGCGCAGAACGTCGTGTCGAGCATCCGCCGCGACGAGCAGGAAGGCGTCCTGATCCCGTTCGGGTGGGAGCTCACCCTGCTGTCGACGGGCGGACGCAGGCAGTTCGACACGTCGGCGATCATCACCCGGTACGAGCAGCGCATCGCGTCGTCGGTTCTGTCGGACGTGGTGCTGCTCGGGTCGGACAAGATCGGGTCGTACGCCTTGGCGTCCGAGAAGGTGGCTCTGCTCGGCTACTCGATCAACGCGTACCTCGACACGATCGCAGCCCAGTTCAACGAACGCATCACCCCCATGATCTTCGCGCTCAACGGCGAGCGCAACTTCACCGACTTCCCCGAGCTGTGCCACACGCCGGTCGACACTCTCGACCTCGAGACGTTGGGCACCTTCCTGAACGGCATGGCGAACGCCGGCCGCGCGGGCTTGCTCGAGGGAGATGACGGGAAGGCGAGGCTGGCGGCGCTGTCGAAGCGCGCGGGCCTCCCGATGCCGGAGAACGACATCCCGGGGATCGGCCCGGACACGGAGGAGGCGCAGGACGGGAACGCTAGCCCGGACACGACGCCGCGGCAGGCCGCGGAGGCGGCGGACAGGAAGATGCCGAAGGACTCGAAGAGCCTCGCGAAGCCGGTGAAGGGATGACCGTCACCGGTCTCAAGCTCGGCGGGTCTCCGCTCGGGTCGGCCCGCGTGCGTCTGTCGTGGCAGGTGTTTCCCGGCGAGACGCTCGAGCTCCTGCGAGACGGCGCCGACCAAGGGGACGTGCTGGTCGTGTCGGAGATCGCGATCCTCGAGGATCAGCCGCTGGGGAAGCGCACGTACCGCCTCATCGACCGAACCTCCGGGGTGAAGTCGAACATCGTGACGATGGTGGTCACGTGAGGTACGTCGCAGTCGGTGCCATCGCGACGGCCATCGCGATCGGAGCGATCGTCGGCGGGGGCGGAGGCAGCACTCCCCTGGCGAACATCTGGGGTTCGATCAACGGGCGCACGACGGCCGGAGGCAACTGCGTCTGGTCCACCACTCCGATCGCCGATCCGGACGCCGCCCACCTGAATGGAGCGACCGGGGACGGGTCGACTCTGTGCGGCGCGTACAACAACGCGACGAACGGCACCGGGCCGATGGCACTCGCCTATCAAGCGATGCCGTCGCCGACGTGCGGGGGAATCATGAGGCTCCGCACGGGTCTCCCCTACACGCAGAATCAGGAGCTCTTCTACACGATCAACAAGGGCATCCAGGCGGCGACCACGGCGTGCTCGGGCACGATCGGTCAGGAGTGCTTCCCCGCCGGGGTTCCGTGGCAGGACGGCACCACTCCCAGCGTCGGGGGCACCACGGGGTGCTTCGAGGTTCTGCCCGACACTGGATCGGCCACACCGGGAGACGCATGCCCGTCGCAGGTGCCCGTGGTCTCGTCGACCTCGTCTCCTTCCGGCGGTCACGGGACGCTGAACACGGAGGTGTCGAACGTCCTGGTGCGCTGCATGTCGGGCACCGCCCAGTCCAGCGACCATGCCGCCTCCCAGTCGATCAACATCGGCGCGAACGTCGGCCGTGCAACCACTGCATGCTCGAACTGGCAGATCCACGACTCGTGGGACGACAGGATCACCAACTTCTCGTCGTTCATCTTCCACGAGGGATCCTACGAGGCGATCACCCACAGCGACTTCCACGGCTGGGCGGACACCGTGCGCGGCACGTCGCAGGTGAGCATGATGCTCTCCAACGGCACCACCCCCAACTCGAACTGCACCGGCGCCCCGCAGTACCTGATGGGCGACCACGCGGTGCTCGACGGGGTCACGATCCACGACATGATCCAGAGCTCGTGGTCGAACACCAACGTCCCGTTCGAGAACCAGAACGCGCCTGTGGCAGACACCACGTCGACGACGGCGGTCACGGCCACCCTGCCGGCCACCCCCGGGTTCGCGAACACTTTCCTCGCCTTCGTGTCCGCCGAGTCGCAACTCTCGTCGACGCTCTCCTGCCTGGACGGGAACGGAAACTCGCTTGGCCTGGTGGCGTCGAAGGACTTCGGCTCCGGAGGCATGGCGCTGTTCTGGGAGAACCAGATCGGCCCGCTCTGGCCCGCAACGACGGCTATCAGCAACACGGTCACGTGCTCGACGAACGGAGCCGCGACCAACATGCATCTGGCGCTGAGCGAGGCCACGCATG